GTCGGCAGAGACGGAGCCGCCGTGAGTGTAGGTGGCAGCGCCGATGCCAGAGGTGCCGAGCAGCGTGGTCATGAGGTAGGCCTCGATAGCGGCGTCCAGCTCGAACAGGCCGCGATTGTCGATGGAGGAACGCAGGAAGGCGTTGTCCTCAATCAGCTCGTCAGTCTCGTAGTACCAACCAGCAATCTTGGAGAGCGTGGCGGTCGCGGAAGTGACGGGGATGTGGAACTGCGGCTTGGCCACGCCCTCAGCAACAGAAGCAGGTGCGCCGCCAGAGACGGCTTCCTTGGCACCGAGGATGAAGTACTTGAGAGAGTTGCCACTGATGGTCTCAGCGCCGAACAGGGAACGGATGGCAAGGTCGCGGGCAGACGTAATGTCCACTACGTTCTGGTCAACCACAAGCATCTGCTGCGAGGTGTGGGCGTCGGTAGCGGCCTTGAAGCCGAAGCCGGTGCCTGCGGACTTGGCAGCGCCGAGACGCATGGCGGTCAGGTCGAGGTTCTTTGCGGCGAACTCGCCGAGGGTCTTGGGAGCGTCCTCGGTGGTTGCCTTGGACTCGGTGTTCTGGCCCAGCGACTTGATGAGTGCAGCGCCGTCCTCAGCGGCCTTGATAGCGGCCTGAGCGGACTTCACCTGCTCGGTGGCAGCGGTGATGGCGTCTGCGTCGGTGCCCTCCATAGCGGTGGCGAGGGCGTTCTTGGCATTCTCGAGATTGAGCTGAAGCTTGTTCATGGTTACTCCTTAGAATTTGATTAGCTCGGCTGCGGCCATGACAGCTGCGGCCAGTGACTTGGCGCTCTCAAGCGATTCGGCATCCTTCGCCGTCGGTTCCTCCGCGTTGACCCCATCGGGTTCCTCCGCGTTGACCTCGGGTTCTGGCCCGCCGTCCTGCTCGTCGGCATCCGTTTCCTCATCGGCCAGAAGGCCGTTGATGGCAGAAGTGATTTGGTTGGCCAGCTCGCGGATGCTTCGCAGCTCGTCCGCGTCGGCCTTGGAGTTGCGCCGCCCGCTCTTCACGTCCACAACGGACGTGTCGGGGTTGCAAGGGGACAGCACAAGCGAAACCTCGTCCACGTCCAGCTTGCGGAGCTCGTTGGCCTTGCGCCCGTCCTCTAGGGTCACGGGGCCTTGGTCGAGAATCATGTAGGCGAAGCTGAACTTGGCCAGCCGCCCGTCCATCGCTAGCTCGCGGGCGCGCTGCGCCTTCTCTGTGCCGTCGAACTCTGCGGTGAACAGAAGGCCGTGCTCGTCCTCGTCAATGCTGGTCACCTTGCCGATGAAGCTGTCTAGGGACTGGTCGTGGTTGTAGAGCAGCGGGACGGTCACGCCCTCGGTCTTGACGTAGCTCAGCCAGTCGCTGAACGCGCCCTTGGCAACCACGTCACCCACGTAGTCTGGCTCGCGCGTGAACGTGGAAGCGTAGCCCGTGATTTGGCCGTTGCCGTCCACGTTGGCCTTGACGGTCACGCTCTTGGTCTTGTTCATGGTCTGCCCTCCTTTGGGCATGAAAAAAGCCGCTTGCGCGGCTGGTCGGTTACTCGTCGTAGACCAATTCGATTTCGCATTGGCACCCGCACACCTCATCGGGGCCTCCGCTCCAATCGCCTGGCCACTGCATTGCGTTGCTGAACCGCTCATCGAACGGCACCGTCTGGCCGTTCATGCGGGCGTGGCTCTCGCGTGGGTTGGAGCTGGTCACCACCCAGCGCTTGCGGATGCCCCTGTCGGGCGCGCACTGCCTTACGGCTTCCAGCGCGGACCACCCATAGACTGCGGTTGCGAGCGCGGTTCCGGCGCTGATTGAGCGCGTCTCTGCCGCGAACTGGAAAACACCCTCGGGCGTGGCCTTCAGCCCCTCGGCACCAACCGCCTCCAGCTCAAGCGCACGGTCAAGCTCCTTCTTGGTGGTCTGGTTCACCCACTCGGCGCGAACGCGGCACATGTCCGCAAGGAACTCGGCTGCGCGGTCGGGGTCGTACTCGCTTGACGGCACTCCCAGCGCTTCAAGCGCACGCAGCGCCGCGAGGTTGCTGTTCTGCCGCACCACGGCTTCCAAATCGTCGGCCAGCTCCTTGTTCCAGCGTGTGAAGTCCCACCAATCGTCGGAATCCTTGGTAAGCCGCCCGCTCGCCTTAGCCGCCTGAATCTTGGGCAGCACGGAGCGAGACTGGCGCTCGAAGAACGCGGCGAACGCTTCCACTAGGGCAACGGACTCGGCTTCCAGCGGCTCGGCCTTGTAACGCAACTCACTGGTCGATTTGTGATCGTGGCACGCGCACTTGCTCTCGTGCTCCGCGCCCATGCGGTCGATTGTCGGGTCCGTGTCGCGCGGGGACGCAAGCCCGCCCTCAACGACGTTGAGCGGGACAATAAGCTCGTTCGCGCCGTCAATGTGTGGCAGGTTGAACTGTGCGCGTGCCTCGTCGCGCGTCATCCACGGCCCGCCGACGGCGCTTTGCAGCACCGCAGCGCGTTCCTCGAAGCTACCTTGCAGCTTCACGCTCAGGTCATACTCGACGTAGTGGCGCGGTTCCTCGCCAACCATCGGAAGCAGCCGCCCATTGATTTTGTCGGTGGCTTCCATGAGCTTGGGTGCCAGCGTGTCGTTGTAGAGGGCGCGTGCGTTCTCCTTGGCGCTCGCGTAGGTCTGGCCGCTTCCTGGCCAAATCAGCGCGGGGTTCACGTGGTACACGCCCGCAACGTCCTCACGGCCCAGCTTCTTGGCTTCGGACCACTCGGCTTCGCGGGCATTGAATTGCAGTTGCTTTATCTCCATGCCGTCCTCGAGGATTGGCATGCTGCCCGCGTCGGTTCCGTCGCGTCCCGCCCAGCTCTCGTTGAACGTGCGCTTGAAGCGCTCGAATGCGCCGTCCGTCCATTGCTCCACGTCCTTGGGCCGCGTGACATAGGCGTTGAAGCGCCCGCCGCGCTGCCACATCTGCCTGCGGAACGTGTTGGACTCAACCTGTTCGGCCATGAGGTCGCGCAGCGCTTCCACGGGGCTGGTCTGCCGCAGCGGGTCGGCTGGGTCGTAGCCATGCAGCCAAAGGCACGCCCCTGCGGGAACCTCCACGCGCTGCCCACGCGGGGTGTCGATGATGAAGCTGTCTGGCGCCCAAAGCGTGCCGCCGATGTAGCCGTCAATCCACGCAGGCGGGACGCGCCACATCGACCAGCCGCTGGGCATGTTGGCGTCGGGAGTGACGATGCTCAGATGAAGGTCGTAAAGGTAAAGGTCGGAGAAAAGGGCCCTTCGCCACTCGTATGCGGTCACCTGCGGGCTGGGGTTCGCAAGCAGCAGCGCGGCGGGCGAGTCGGTCACGCGCACGCGGTCACCGTCGGCAACGCGGTCGTACACCTTCCACGGCACGCTTGCCGCATTGTCGGCTAGGTAGCTCACGACGGCGCGTAGGTTCGGCTGCGTGCGATAGAGCTGGGCGGTGTCCATGCCAGCCGCGACGATGGACGCGCCGGGTCTTACTGTGATGCTGTAGCGCGGCGAGAAGGCCGCGCGCAGACGGTCGAGGATACCCATCGGCCCTCCTTAGACTGTGCGCACGCCGCGCTCGGCATACGCGCTCTCGTACTTCTTGCTCGGCTTCTCGGGCGGCACCCTCGTTGCCAAGCCAAACGCATATGCGCAAGCGACCAGCGGGGACACGTCCACGGGGCTGCGCTTTCGGTCGAACGCCCACGCGCTATCACCCATCAGCCGCGTCTTTGCGACGTTCGCGGCCATGTCCAGCGCCGCCTGCGGTCGGTGGCGAACGGGTACCGCGTCGCTGCGTGCGCTCTCGTCGGGGTCAAGTGCGGCAACCGCGTCGTAGAAGCGCCCCGTCCAGCCTGCGATATCGGCCCCTGCGACCTCGACCACGTTCACGCCGTCGATGGCGTCAATCACGCTCACCATCGATGAAGCGGGAGCGCCCTTGGCTTGCATTGCCACCTGCGCGGGGTTGATGGGGTCGGCAATGTCGCGCAGCCACGATTCCAGCCACGCAACGCCGTTCTGATAGGCGATTACCTCCACGTGCCACTCTCCGTCTGGTCGCTGCCCGCACGCGGCTATCGCGCTGGTCTTTCTATCGTCTGATATGTCAACGGCGAAGCTAACGGGTGCCTTCGCCGCTATCTCTGATTTCGGGTCGGTCCCCGCGTCCCATGCGCCCGCTGGGAACGGTGGCTCCGCTACCGCTTCCACGAACTGGCAAAGGTTCTCGGTGCGGGCGGCGCGTTCCTCCTTGTTGCGGATGTCCGCTGCCAGCGCGCGCTCGGTGAGGAACCCGTGACCCAGCGACGGGTTGGCCTCGCACCATCCCTCGCGGTCCCAGATGCCACGCCCTGGGGCAGCGGACCACTCGAAGATGGCGGGCGCTTCTGCCTCGACCTCGTTGCCCTCATCGTCCACTGCGGGCGGCATGGAGTCACCCACCGCCGCGCACCATCCGTCTGGGTCACCCAGCGCCATGTGCGCAAGGTACCGCTCATGACGCAGCACAAGCGAGTACGGGTCACCAGCGTTGGACGTGCACCAGAGCATGCCCACCTGTGCCTGTGCGAGCGTGGTTGAGCTGACTGCGTTCCAAGCTTCCCAGTTGGTCTGCTCGCGCAGCTCGTCGATGATTACCAAGTTGGCGCGCTTGCCACGACCAGCCTTGCGGGACGATGCCTTTGTGATGTAGCGCCTGCCGCCCGCGAGCTTCAACCGCCGCCCGCTGTTGCCGTACTTGGCGCTGACCAGCTCGGCCTTCAGTTCCTCGTCGGCCTGTATCGCGTCCACGCATGCGTCCCACGCCTCCTCCGCTTGGTCAAGCTCCTGCGCGGTGCCGATGATGAGCGACACGCAGAGGATGTAGAGGAAGTACAGCGTTATGATCGTGGTGAGATAGGTCTTGCCCTGCTGACGCGCGATGAGCACGAGCACGGTGCGGAAGCGCAACGACCAATCTCCATCCAAATCGCCAAGAATCTCGAACGCATGGACGAGCAGCCAGCGCTCCCACGGGATGAGGTGGAAGCCAAGCGACTCGGCGAAGTCGCACATCTCGAAGCCCAGCGACGTGTCGGGCGTAAGCTCCCGCAGCGGTGGCGTGTAGATGCGCGGCACCTCATGGCCCAGCAGCATCTAGATTGCCCTCAGACTCGCGCGGCTGTTCGCCCGCATCTTTGCGACCCGCCCAGCGCCCACAACCGTAGGCTCTGCCTGCGCGTGCGCGGGCGCGATGCCCAGCGTCTTGCAGTAGGTGAGGTAGGTGCTCAGCATGGACGCCTTGGGCGTGTCGGAGTCCAGAAGGTCCGCGCAAG